GGCCGTTATTCTGACGTNTNCGTAAAAGTTTTGAACGCCGTTAATGTACATGGAATTATAGAGGTGAAATAGGTGATGACGGGGGTGGCAAACCGTTTTTCGGGGTACCCCCTCCATACGCTAACTAAGTCTCCCAGTTTCCCACGATGAGAGCGAAAGGCACGCTTGAAATTTCAATAAACTTTCTTGAATTTAATCTTGAAAAATCAATAATATGTTTTAAACTGATTGAAGTGTTGGAAGCTTAATGCGTGTAATGGACTATGTTGTTTAGAGGAGATAAGCTCAATACAATTCTTAGGGATTATAGGGCTTTACTAAATACACTAAATCCACTAACTAACCTAAAACAAACAAAACAGTATTATTAATATGTTGTCCAAATATTTCGTTAAATTCAAATATAGAAACAGTGAGAGAACACAATACATTAAAGCTAGGTGCATACATGACGCTATAATAAAGCTACTAGACAAGCATAAAAAGAACTCTATCACAGCCATATCTATTGAAGGCGACCCACTACCAACCAGACAGCTAACAGCAACCGAACTTATCAAAAAGAAAGAATCAACAAAAAGAAAAAAAAGACAAGGCGCAATAAAATACTACCAAATGACAGGCCAAACAGTTTTTGACAAAAATAAATAATTTCTCTTGAATTTCCTTGAACAGTTTAACTATTTGAAGTTATCAAGCACTTTAAAAAATGTGATAGGTTTCAACCCCCGTAATTACTGAATGTAACACCTAGAGCCTCGATTGTAACACCTCTCAAAAACAGCCCTCAAGCCAGTAGCCATAAGGGTTCAAGGCAAAAATGTAACATGTAATAGGTTAGTCCCTATATACTATATTATTTTTTACTAATATTACCCTATTTCATATATAAAATATAAAAAAATAATCTCTATTAGATGTAACTAGTTACACCTATTACATTCAGTGTTTATAAGGCCTGAAAGCGTAACACCTCTCTAAAATGTAACATGTTACATTATTGAATTTTCAATATTATTGAATTTCCTTGAAATTATTTCTTGACTTTTAAAGATGTAACATGTTACACTATATCACACTTTCTTAAAAGATTTTGCCTCTTTTCAACAAACTGGTAAAAATAATTTTAAAAAAGTTCTTGACATTTCAAGAAATTAATCTTATACTTAGGTTGTATCTTGAATTTTCAAGGTATATTTTAATTTATTAACTTTAAACAAAAACGATTATGACTAATAATATTTCAAAAGAGCAAGCAATTGCAAACTACTTAAATTGTGAAATTGACGATTTAAGGGAAGAGACTTACGACCATTACGGACTAGAAATCTTTGACGGTTACGCAATAGGAACTGACGAAGAAGCCGACAAAGCCGTTGCCGACTATATAGAACAAACCGCATGGGCTTTTAATGCTAGCTTTTTAGCTGAAATGACTGATTTGCCCCACGAAGTTTTTGAGGCAATGCAAGATAAATGTGAAGATAGCAACGAAGCTGTTTTAAAACTTATCCACAAAACTTGCGGACTTGAGGATTTTGTAGAAGCTGCAGTCGGTGCAGACGGCAGAGGACACTTTCTATCTAGTTATGATGGCCACGAGATAGAACAAGACGGCTACTTTATCTATAAAATATAATAGGGGGATATATGACTATTTTATATATTATCTTAATAGTTGCGATGCTAGCAGGTATTATCTACATGGTTCAAGACAGGGCGACCTTTTGGAGCGATGTAGAAAAAGTAGCCAAAGGCAAACCAACTAAAAAGTATTTTACCGAGTTCAACAAGAACAAAACTAAATAATATTAACTTTAAACAAAAACGATTATGAAAATGAAAACTTTAATTATAGCGACTGCAACAATCCTTTCAATTAGTGCTAATGCGCAAGCTGGTTTTGTAAGCAGTAAAGACCAATCAACACAAATAGTTGATGAGGCTTTAAAAGAATTAGCCAAAGAGCAGGCCAAAACAAAAAGCAAAGTTCTTTGCAAAGACTTTAAACCAGACGCAATAAACATCTGCGAGGATAAGCAAAGAAATAATACATGCTATTATGTAAGAGCCTCAAAAGGTTCAATGGCTTTATCATGTGTAAAAAACTAAATATTATTAACTTTAAACAAAAACGAAAATGACTAATACAGAAACTAAAAAATCAGTCGAAGAGATAAGAGCCTTTTTAACTGAACTACAAGAAAGCAACAATCTTGATCTTAGGGACAATCTTCAAAACTGTTTCAGTGATGAAGAACTAGAAGAGCTAGACCAAGACAACCCAACAGATTGTTATCAAGCACTTTCAGAATTACTGGATGAAGGCGGTTATTTTGACATAGAAATAATTTACTATGCCAGAGCTATGGAATATTTAAGCGAGAATGACCCAAGCTTAAAAGATTCTTTAGAGATTGCCAGCGAGATGGGTTGCACGCCAGACAATCTAAATAGTGAGATACTAGCCAGCTTATTAGCTAGCAGGTTAGAGCGTGATAGATTCTATGAGCTTCAATGCGACATAGAGGACTTTTTTACTAACAATTAAACAAAAACGAAAATGACTAATACAGAAAATAAAAGTTTATATACTCCTAAAGAGGAGAAACTTATTGAGCATTTACTTACTTTAGAATTTACCGACAAAGTTCAAAGAATTCTAAAGGCTTTGCAACAACGCCAAGTAAATAGAGAGGTCAGAATAATAGAAAACAGGCCAAACAAAAACGACATAGCCAACGGGTACACACAAAAAGAATTCCCGTGGTTAGCTAAATTTAACTATTAACGAGGTTTATTATGCAACTAGTAAAACAATCCATATTAGCAGTTTTAATAATGAGCTGCTTTATGTTCTTCTTTTATCAAGCGTTTGCAAGAGCAGACGACCATTGCAGAGCGGTTAACCCCTCCCCAGAGGACTATTGGGATTATAGATTTTGCATGGGTATTTAATATTAACTTAAAACAAAAACGATTATGAACATTAAAAATATAACTGAAAGCAATTTCAAGGAATTAGTAGGCCAAAAGCTTTTCTATGTTGGTAGTAAAACAATGCCAAATATTCCGTTTAATATTGTTGGCCTTGATTGGCCTGAAACGGGTTTAAATGTTGAGACATGGGAAGGCCGAGGCGGTTTGAACAATAGATTAATGGGCAGGGTAAAAGATACATTTAGACCCTCAGCCATTATAGCCATGATTCAAAAAGGAGTTTTAACAACTAAGAAAAGTAAATGATTATGAAAGTAACAAGAGAAATATATTTAACGGCTAACGAGTCAATACAAGCCTTAAAATTAAATACTAATAAGCGCCTTTATGTGTTCAATGATAAAGGTTTAGTGTTCTATGTCTTTGATACGGTGCAGGAACTTTTTAGATATTTAAGAGGTCAAGCGCAATCAAATTTATTCTTTGAGAATGAAAACGATTTAGACATTTATATTAATCAAGAGTCAAAAGCATGAACACAGCGACAACCTTAATAGTAATAACCACCGTTTTAATTGTCTTTCTACTAACCCCCAAAGTTATTAAGAAGATAAATAAACGGTGGCCAAAAGTCCGAACGCTAGACGACTATAAAAGCCTAAAGCAAAAGCGTAAGTAATTTATTAACCAATCTAATTAAATAATATTATGAGTAATAAAAGCAATTCAACATATCAACGCAAAAACGGCGTTGTAATGAAACAAATCAACTTAGCCGTAAGGGAAGATATTGCCGAAAAGTTTGACCGTCTTTGCGATGGTTTAAGCAAGTCCGCAATCTTTACTCAATGGGTAAACGAAAAAGCAAGGGAACAATTAATCACTTTAAAAGCGGTTAATGTACCAAAAGAACACCCTAGTTATTCAATCTTAAATGGTGAAAGCAATGACTAAGAGCGAAGAGCCACACAATATACAAGTCTTATCTATTAGGGGCGAACTTCAAGCACGCTATCAAGAGATTTTTGTTTATGGTGATCTTATGAAGCCAGAGGACAGACAAAGAATAGATGATAGAATAAAAGAGCTAGAAATTAGATTGCATAACCTTCAAGCATGCCGACCGCAAACTTGTATTGTTTGCCAACTACTTAAAAAGCGAGAAGAAGCAAACAGAATTCAAGGCTTAAAAGGTGGCAGGGTTATTATTGACGACCCTTTAAATAAAACGTCAGATTAGACAATGGCGATTTTTTGAAATTTCAACTTGACAACTACGAAATCAACGCCATAATATACTTGTATAAATTGTTGTCATTTAATAATATCTTGTAACGAACATGGACGAAAAAAATTTAACTTCCGCCCAACTAGCTAAGATACTTTCCCTTAATCCACAATATGTAAGGGACTTAGCTAGACTTGGATTAATCCCAGCTAAAAAACTTGGTAGGCATTGGCGTTTTGATCTTGATAAGGTTGAAAAACAGATGGAACGCAACGCAGCAATAGCGGTTCAGCGTTCACTAATAAGTAACAACTCAACCGATGAAGATTAAACATTTTTACTATGGTCAATCAAGAACAAAAACGAAACAATGTAGTTAATCCGCCACTTATAGAAGTGATAAAGAGCTACCACAAAGCTGGCTTTATTATCACGCCTCTTAATGGTAAGATTCCCGTTCAAAAGAACTGGCAGAAAACCACGCTTGAGCTTTCTAAAGGTCAATTAGACAATGGCGATTTTGACACTATTAATAGCGCTGGTTTCGTAATACCAGATGATATGATTATTGTGGATGTTGATAACCACGACAACACCAATGGCACAGATTCTCTAAAGAAATTAAGTGAGCATTATAAATATGACTTAACCGCAAACGCAGCGGTGATAACTAACACGGCAAGCGGAGGACTACACTTATATTATAGAAAGAGTAAAGAACATTTAGAACTACCGATAGCCAATTCATTAAAAGGCTTTGCAGGCGTAGAATTCAAATCACTTAAAAGACAAGTAGTAATACCAGAATCAAAACTACCTAACGGAAAGAAATATAAATTATCCTTATTAACTAGTGGTTTCTCACATTTAAAAGAACTGCCAAAGGATTTAATGTTAGACCTCTTAAAAAGAGAGAACGGAATAAAACTAGGTGAGCAAGCAGAAAGCCAAAGCGACAACACACCAAAGGATGCACCAACAGATATAAAAATATTCACAGACTTATTAAAGATTCAAGACATCTCTTTGCCGGGCGACAGAGGTAATAACTTATATCAAATAGCTTGTGTAGGTAAAGATCAAGGGTTGAGCAAAGCGAAAGTAACAGAGCTACTAGCAACTTACAATCAAACAAATAACCAACCACCACTTAGCCAAGATAGATTTTTACATACTATTAATAGTGCTTTTACTTACTCAAAGAATAAAGCCCCGACAAGATCAGTAGCTATTGATTTTGCGGAGCCACCAGAATGTCAATTAGACGATGGCGATTTTAACAAACTATCAGAAGATGAAGCAAAGAGACAAGAAGCCGACTTAATCCCGTGGATGGATAAGCTTGTTAGAACTGGTAAAGATAATTCTGGTAATATTTCAAGAACTAATTTTGGAACTCAAAACACAGAATTATTTATAGCTAACCTACCAAGATTGAAAGGTAAACTAGCAGTAAATTTATTTTCAATGGATACTGTCTGGCAACAACCAGCGCCGTGGCATAAGCCTACAATATTGACAGGAGAGATTGATAAAGTATTGGACGATGACGATGTTATAAGAATTCGCCAAGAAATTAATAAAGCTGGTTTTGACCCTAGCTCAAGCCATATACTAGAAGCGTCCAGAGCAGTGGCGTTTAAAAATGAATACCATCCGGTGAAGGATTATTTTGAAGGACTGCCACAGTGGGACGGAGTAAAAAGATTAGAGCGATTTTTCCCAGACTTCTGCGAGACAGAGGACAGCAAGTATTCTCAAGAGTTAGGTATTAAACTTTTCACAGCGATAGTAAATAGAATATATGTACCCGGCTGTAAGTTTGATTACCTACCAATCTTTATTGGTGAACAAGGGATTGGTAAGTCAACCTTGTTAGAAACCATAGCAATTAAACCTCAATGGTACACTGATAATTTAGGTGATGTAAATAATAAAGATGTTATCTTGCGTATGAGATCAAAGCTAATCGTAGAAAACGCAGAGCTTACTATGTTTAATGATGCAGATGTGAACGAGGTTAAAGCTTTCTTATCAAGAAGAACTGATAGAGATAGATTACCCTATGATAGATTGCCAAGAGATTTACCAAGACAATGTATTATTGTGGCAACCACTAACAAGGATAGATTCTTACAGGACGAAACTGGCAATAGAAGAATGTGGCCAATAGAATTAATTAAGATTGATAGTGATGGTATCAAACAAATATTACCAATGCTTTATGCCGAAGCGGTAGTTAGATATAAAGCAGGTGAGCCATTATTTATGGATAACTTAGAAGCTGATGTTATAGCAAAGAACAAACAAGCTGAAAGATATAACCAAGACGATTGGGAACCAGAGATAGTTGAATGGTTAGATAAAGAGAACATAGACAAAACAACAGTACGCCATGTGTGGTTAAATTGTTTTGGTAGAGACATCGTTTCTTGCGGTTTCCGTGAGCAGAAACGTATTGGTTCTGTGTTACGCCACCTCGGTTGGAAGCGTGCCACAGTTAGAATAGACGGTAAAACTCAATCTGGTTTTAGAAAATGAAAACAATAAAAGAATGTGTAACTATAGAGGAGGCTATAAAATTAATAGAAGAAATTATTAATAAGTCTAAGCATCATAAGGAAGAATTAAATTTGACAGACGATAAAGTTTTAATATCTAACTTATACCATGACTTAGATACATTATTACACTACACAAAAAGTGAAGGCAGGAATGAAAATAAATAACTACACCAGACCACCTAATCGTCAATTACAATATATGAATACTAACCTTAATAAAAAAGAAAATATGTTTACAACAAAACCGGCTAAACCTAGATCAATGCACAGAGTATTAAGTGATATTGAATTCTGTATTAATAATGATTTACCTATAGAAGTTATTGAGACTGACATTCACCAATTAGTATCTCAATTAACAGCGGTACTAGGTAAAGTTAAAGAGGGCGACAATAAGAAAGCCTTTGAGATTATGAACCCTGCAATTAATTATTATAAACTTTAAAAAAGTTCTTGACATAAAAGAATATACTTGTATATTATGTTGTCAAAGACGGTAAGAACTTAAATATTTTTAATTTTTGCATTACTAAAACGACATTAAAAATAAAGTTTAAGATTTAACCGTCTTGGAAAAACGGTAGGTTAACGATTTCGTTTTTGTTCGTTAACCTACTAATTTAAATAACACGTAACTAAACGAAACGACATGAAGATAACGTTTGATAACGAAAAATATTTTATAACCTGTGAGTACGGTGAGCGTAACCAAATAAAAGCAGCAGGTTTTAAATGGGATTCAGAAAAAAAGATGTGGGGTACTAACAGCTTTTACATTGCGATGATGGCTGTTAAGAAATTAAATCTTGAAGAGTACCCAAATGAATTAAAGAGTTACCTAGATAGATATAGAAGAAGTTACACACAAGAACCTTTCCTTTCTAAAGGCAAACCAGAATTATTTGAGTATCAAAACGCTGGTGTTGATGAGATGATGTTTCGTAGAAATGTTTTACTAGCCGATGAACAAGGCTTAGGTAAAACTCTTCAAGTAATTACTTACGCTTCTATCATACCTCAATTAACTAAAACAATTATTATCTGCCCTGCTTCATTAAAATTAAATTGGGCTAGAGAGTTCAAGAAGTGGGCTGACATGGATACCTTTGTAGTCAGAACTGGTAAAGATAGATTCCCAAAAGATGCCTCAACAATCATAGTCAACTACGACTTACTCAAATCAAAAATAATTAANGACCAACTAATAGCTTTCAAAGCTACTCTATTAGTATGTGATGAAGCNCATTACTTGAAGAACGCTAAGACACAAAGAACTAAAGCAGTTGGAAAACTAGCCCGTGTTGTACCCAAAAAAATATTTTTAACAGGTACGCCACTATTAAACAGNCCAGTAGAACTATACCCTTTGATAAAGATGTTAGCTCCGCATGCGCTTACNCCATACCAAGACTATAGAAATTATGCTTACAGATTTTGTAATGCTTACAATTCAAGATGGGGTTTAGATGTTTCTGGTAATTCAAACGTAGAAGAATTAGGCGTACGNTTANGAGCTACTTGTATGGTTCGCCGTCTAAAGAAAGATGTAATGAAACAATTACCAGATAAAACTATTCANNTAATACCGTTTGAACTTATGTAAGAAAACTGAAAAGATTATNGAAAGGGAAGAGTGGTTTTCTATAGAGGACTTAAAGAAATACCCAGAGCGTGGTAGTATGGGNGAGCTTGCACAAATCAGACATGAGTTAGCTGTGGCTAAGATTGATGAGAGCGCAAGATATATAACTGACCTATTACATAGTATTGATAAGGTAGTTATCTTCGCCCATCACTATGATGTAATCAACGGAATCAAAGACAAGCTACAAGAGTTTAACCCAGTGGTTATAACTGGAAAACACGCTATGAAAAATCGTCAACAAGCAGTAGATGATTTTCAAACTAAGAAAGATGTAAGAGTTTTCATCGGGCAAATCCAAGCAGCCGGCACAGGGCTGACGCTCACAGCAGCTAGTACCGTAGTATTTGCCGAGACTTCTTGGGTACCCGGTGAAATCAACCAAGCAATAGATCGTTGCCACAGAATAGGGCAGAAGGATAATGTAACTGCAAAGTTCTTAGTGGTTGAGAAAAGTTTAGATGAGACAATGCTCAAGACTATCTTTGATAAAGAGAAAACTATTAACCAATTATTAGCATAACTATGGGAATATTCACACAGATACAGTTACGTAGGCAAGAATTAATAAGTAAAGGTTTTCCACCTAATAAATTAGTTATGATAACTAATGCGGTAACTATGCTAGCTATCCTACAAGAAACTGTACACGATAAAGAATTAATTAAAAACTATAAGCAAACCAGAACTTTTTATGGTATGGATGTTGTTATAATAAAGGGTGATAACTTTGACCATAATAGACACATACATTTTGAAATCTTTGAACAACTTAATAAAAACTAATTATGAAAATAGAATATAAAGAAGTACCAGAATTATTAAACATCTTCAAAAGTTACTGGGCTAACAACTACCACATTAAGTTTGAGTGGAAACCAACAATGGTTCAAGTAGGTGAGAACAGTAATCAAGTGCAGCGAATCACACTTATTAATGTTAAGGTAAATGACACTGATAAGGGTGGTCAAGCCGAAGAGAATTGGACTCTTGAGTATGCGTACACCATTCTCAAGACACCAAAGGAAATGGAACTTTGTATCAAGCGTTGGAAAGATGGTTTTAAAAACGCCAAGAAAAAACCAACACTTGATATAGAGGGTCATAAAGTAGACCCATCTACTTTAAATTAATTTATTAACTTAATTACAAAAACTAATATGGATTTAAAAAAAGTTGACGAACTAGTACGTATGAGAAACAACTGTGGCGCTGCTACTGATGTTCTAATAATTGAATTGCTTTCAGTTATAGCTAACAACACTTCAAGGTTAGTACAGATTGAAGAGAATAAAATATCTGGTCAGCGAGAGTTACCACTAGATAATCCGAACCCACCAAAGGTTTATGCTAAAGATGTTCTTCAAACTAAAAAAGAATTTACTCAAAAGGTAGAAGAAAAAGTTGAAGAAGCTATTGAGGAAGAAGTTAAAAAACCAGCACCTAAAAAGAAAGCTGCACCTAAGAAGGTTGAAGAGCCAAAGGAAGAAGTAGTTAAAGAAGAGCCTAAAGTGGAGACTCAAGAAGAACTACCAACTAGAGACGAAGTTATGGAGAAGTTAGTAGCTTTCATCCAAGATAATGGCGAAGAAGCTTTAGCTAATATCTTCAAAGAACTAGGTGGTTATGCAAACTTCCCAGCGGTACCTCAAGAAAAGTACCCAGAATTATTAAACAAAATAGCGTAGTATCATGCCCCAAGCACATTCAAAATATGGTGCCTCGTCAGCTAGTAGATGGTTAAACTGTCCGGGTAGTGTTAAGCTATCCGAGACAGTACCATCGCAGCCGTCAAGTGTCTATGCTCAAGAAGGTACCGCAGCTCACAAATTAGGTGAGTTATGTTTAATGAACAATAATAACCCTAGTGATTATGCTGACCAAGAAATAACTTTAGACGATGGAAGTAAATACTTTGTCAATGAAGATATGGTTGAAGCGGTTACAGTCTATGTAGATTATGTAAGAAGCAGAGCAAAGCTAGGTGAACTATTTATTGAAACTCAATTTAGTTTGGCTTTCGTACATGACGAAATGTTTGGTACCAATGATGCTTGTGTGTTTAGTGATATGCTTGGCATGCTTGAGGTTATTGATTACAAACATGGCGCTGGTATTGCAGTTAGCCCAGAGGAGAATACACAGCTAGCATACTATGGTTTGGGTGCTGCTAATGTACAAGACTTACACCCAGATAGCCAGATCAAACTAACTATCGTTCAGCCAAGAGCAGCAGGTGAACCAATTAAATCTTGGGTAACTACTGTTGGCTACCTTGATAAGTTTGCTAAGACTTTAAAGAAAGGGGTTAAGGCGTGTAACGTTAAGAAGCCAAAACTTAAAGAAGGTGAATGGTGTAGGTTCTGTCCTGCTCAAGCAGTGTGTCCGCAACTAGAAAAGAAATCTTTAGAAATTGCTAGAGCAGAATTCAAAGATGAAGAAATAATATTACCAGAACCAGACAGTTTAAAACCAGTTGATATTAAAAAGGTTTTAGACTTTGCACCAGTAATATCTTCATGGTTAAAAGCTGTAGAGTCTTATGCGTTCAATGAATTAGAACGTGGCCAATCTATTGATGGTTACAAGCTCGTTAAGAAAAGAGCTAATCGTAAATGGATTGATGAAGAGAAAACAAAAGAAAGGTTAATGGAAGATCAACCATTAGAAACCCTATTAACCAATCCAAAATTAAAATCACCAGCTCAATTAGAAAAGCTGGTTGGTAAGAATCTAGTGGCTTCGCTATGCGAAACCCCAGATAACGGTAACACAATGGTGCCTGTTAGCGATAAGAGGCCTGCTGTGGAATCGTCTGCCCGATCTGACTTTGATGTCATTGAAGGCTAAATTTTTTATTAACTTAATAACACGTAATGACATGACTAATAAAGTAATTACTCCCGTAGGAAGAGCGTCTTTCCCTAACCTTATGAAACCTAAATTAAACGAGATGTCCGGCAAGTCCGAATATTCAGTTGATATTTTGTTTGATAAGAAAACTGATCTAACAAAACTAAAAGAATTGTTAGAGAAAACCATTAAAGAAAAATGGGGTACGAAAGTACCAAAGGTACTTAACAATCCAATCAAGGATGGTGATGGTACTAAAAAGAATGGTGAACCTTATGGCCCAGAATACCACGGCTGTTTCTTCATCACCGTTAAGAACACTCGTAAGCCGGGTGTAGTTGATTCTCAGAATCAAGACATCTTAACCGAAGAAGAAATATACGGTGGCTGTTTCATAAGAGCCAGTGTCAATGCTTTTGCCTATGACCGTTCTGGCAACCGTGGTGTTTCTTTATCTCTTAACAACGTACAAAAAGTTAAAGATGGTGAAGCCTTCGGCGCAGCTAGAGTATCAGCAGCAGACGAGTTTGACGTTATTGATGATGAAGCTGACAACCCAGATAATTATCAATCTTCAAACTTGCTAGGGTAATGATCTATATTGACTTTGAAACAAGATCAGAGGTTGATATAAAGAAGTCCGGTGCTTGGGTGTATTCATTGCATCCAAGTACCGAGATACTTTGTTTAGCCGTGAAGTACAGAGACGATAGCGACCCAGCTATTGTCTATACTGATATAGAGAAGATGACTAGGCAAACATCTTTATTATGGCAAGCTATAGAAGAAGGGGCAAAAGTAGAAGCCCACAACGCTTTCTTTGAAAAAGCTATCTGGCATAACATCATGGTCAAACGATATGGTTGGCCAGAGATTAAACCAGAGCAATGGCGTTGCTCCGCTAGTGTTGCGGCGTACCACGCTTTACCTAGATCATTAGGTGGTGCTGGTAAGATACTTGGCCTTTCAACTATTAAAGATGACGAAGGTAAAAGAGTTATGTTACAACTCTCTAAACCAAAACCAAGAGTTGGTGGTTTCTTTGAGCAACAAGAATACCCAGAAAAATTCCAAACACTATATGACTATTGTAAATCAGACGTTGAGGCAGAGTACGCAATAGCAAATAAATTAGGTGGCCTACCAAATAGAGAATTAAAAGTTTGGCAGTTAGACCAAAAGATTAACGAGCGTGGTGTCCATATAGATATAGATGCTGTTAATAAATCACTAAAGATATTAGGTGAGTATTCAGAAAAACTAGAAAAAGAATTGGATATATTAACCGAAGGTAAGATAACTACTGTTGGCCAACGAGCTAGAATCCTTGAATGGTGTAAAGAACGTGGCGAAGAATTACCCGGACTTACTAAAGCAGATGTAGAACAAGCTTTGAAAACTGTTAAGGACGCTAAGGTTAAAAGAGTATTAGAGATACGCCAAGCATTAAGTAAAACCTCTACAGCTAAATATGAGGCAATGAAAAACTCTACTGCACCGGATGGTAGAATCCGTGATGTGCTTATGTATCATGGTGCTTCAACTGGTAGATGGTCTGGTAAGTTGGTGCAATTCCAAAACCTACCAAGAGGTAGTATAAAAGATATGGCTACTGCTATCAAGCTAATTAAGCAAGGCAGTGCATCAAGTATTGAGATGCTAACCGATGACGTAATGGGTTTCATGTCGTCAGCTATAAGAGGTATGGTATGCGCACCACAAGGTAAGAAACTATTAGTTGCTGACTTCGCAGCGATTGAGGCTAGGGTTCTCGGTTGGCTTGCAGGTAGTGAGAAGATGTTAAACCAATTTAGAAACGGTGAGGACTTGTATAAAGATATGGCCTCTAACATTTATAGAGTAGATGTCAAAGACGTAACCGCAGAACAAAGACAATTAGGTAAAGCTGCTATACTTGGAGCAGGCTACGGAATGGGCGCACCTAAATTCTACGAGACTTGTTTAAGCTGGGGGATTAAAGTACATGAGGGTTTGGCTAAAACAGCTATCAATACTTATCGCCAGACCTATCACCATGTTAGGCAACTTTGGTACGATCAAGAGAAAGCAGCACACACAGCGGTAAGAACTGGCAACCGTGTAGAATGTGGTAAAACTATTTGGTTTATGCAAGATGATTTCTTAAAGTGTCAATTACCTAGTGGTCGTTGCCTACACTATTATAAACCAGAATTGAAAATGAAACAAAACGATTGGGGTGAGTCTATAGAACTAAGCTACCTAGCTGAAAAGATGGGTAAGGCGTTTCGTAATGGTACATACGGCGGTAAGCTGGTGGAGAATATAACCCAAGCAGTGGCAAGAGACTTAATGGCCGACGCAATGTTACGTATAGAAGATGAAGGTTTTAATATTGTTCTATCCGTACATGACGAATTAGTTGCGGAGGTACCTAATAATGTGCAATGGCATAATAAGAATCCCCTTGAATGGTTCTGTAATCTAATGGCAGCAACACCCAACTGGGCTAAAGATTGCCCCGTAGCTGCGGAAGGTTGGGAAGGTATTAACTATAAAAAATAATATTATGTGTATTATGTGTATTAAAAAAATTTGTGATAGGAGAGATTGTAACAATGAAATTCCAAGGCTGATGTTTAGGGGCTATGACGAAACTAATACCGAATTCTCATTTTGTAGTAAACCCTGCCATGACCACTGGTACGACAATGAAAGATGCACTTTAACGGAAAAAGATAAAATAAACCCAGACCACTATAAGTTTGGCGGTATAGAAACTTTTGATTATCTCAAAGCTAAACTATCACCAACGCAATTAGCTGGCTTTTGTAAAGGTAACATCATAAAATATGTTTCCAGAGCTGACCATAAAAACAAAGTAGAAGATTTAAAAAAAGCTAAGTGGTACTTAGATAAATTAATTGAAGAACTAGAAAATGACTAAAATAATATTAGCCTTAGACTTAGGCACTACAACAGGTTTTGCCATGGGTAGAACTGGTGGTAAAGTTAATGTATCTCACTCAAAGAATTTCAAGGCTACTCGCTTTCAAAGTGCCGATAGAAGATTTATTAACTTTAGGAACTATTTAGAGGAATTATTAGAGAAAGCTGTGTTAGGTATTGATGTAATTTATTTTGAAGAAGTAAGAAAACATATTGGTGTTGATGCTGCACATTGCTATGGTGGGTTCAAGGCTGCGTTAACTATGTTCTGTGAAGATAACAATATCCCTTATGAGGGTGTAGCGGTAGGCACTATTAAGAAACACATAACTGGAAAAGGCAATGCCAATAAGGAAAAGGTAATAAAGGCGGTTCAAGATTTAGGGCATAATCCCAAAGATGATAATGAGGCAGATGCGATAGCATTGTTATATTATGCAATTAATAAAGAGAGCTAATCCTTTTTATAATATTTATTACCAAATATCCTTACGGCTCGGTATATGGTACTTCGTACCCAGCGTTTAACGCCTAGCACCTCCATACCTTTCAAAAACATTTTATCACACTGTTTTCTATTTGTCTCTAGTTTAGAACTATTAGAATATAGATAGTCGTGCAATACTGCGGCCTTAGTATATCTACCAGTTGGTGGTAATATTGACCATAATATTCTTGGCACTGACGCAAAGTCAGTTATAAAACCTTTCGGTACCACAACATTAATTCGTTTACCGTGTTCTTCAAAGTAAAAATAAAACTCTTCGGTTAACTGCCATTTAGTTTCATTATATGATTTAACAATGAGATCACTAGTAAACTTATTCATTGTAACAAATAAATTAGTTGTTGAGCTAAACCAATACCATTAGTAAAATGCAGAACTAAATAAATCACACATATATAAATAGTCAGTCTTGCTTTTGGTCTGTCTTTCAACCATGTTAAAAAACTCTCTTTCTTCAATAATAAACTTTCAATAACTAGTAGATGTTTTAATATCTCATTAAGTAATCTTACTATCTCGTTATCTTTATTATTCATTTTCGCAGATTAATTCATTATTATATAAGATCATATCTAAAGTTTGATCTGATATAAAATCTATTTCTTCATCTGTCATCATAACGCATTTTAATACGTCAGAATATTTAAGATTTGGATTTCCCAGACCTAGAATATTTTTTGCGCATGCGCTTACGCTTATTGCTACTAGACATAGTATCAATATCGCTCTGCACTTTCTTAGCAGCTTTGACAGATTTAATAGCTCTTTTAGTTTGTTTATTCTTTTCATTTTGTTTACCTGCAAAAAATAATAATATTGCACCTATTGCGCCAAAGAAGGCTAATAATTTATTTATCATCTTTCTTCCTAAATTTTTCTATCATTGCTCCGGTAAGTAAAGCTACACCAGCCCACAACATAGTGTCTGCTGTCGCATCAATCTTATCATAAAGTGTAAACTTTGTTAATAATTTAATCTTGGCACCATAAGCAATAAGAGCCAACTTAGAAAAACCACCAGAAGATATTAGGAATAAACCAGCTATTCTTTTAGAAGATTTAGCCCCCCTATCGTCCTCAATAAAATTTATAATACCTGCAATAAAACTATTCATAATTAAACTTTTATTAATTCAAAATGCGGTAGATCAAAAAAAGTTTGATCTTTAAAATTATTATCGGAATCCCAATCACCGCCCCATCTAAGTTTGTGGCTGATTTTACCATCCTCTAATAATCTTGTTGCTACGCCCTTCATCACGCCTGCTAAAAATGCGAACCTAAATTTATCATTCCAATCTATCGGGTATGGGGCTACATCTACAGCCATTGATAATGGTTGCTCATCTGATACTTGGTGCTTAGACTTTTTGTTTACACCATCTAATTTAGATTTACCTTGTGCATAATATTCCATTTGAGTTTCTTGTGATCTTGCGCCCTCAAGTATGGTGAAGTCTACCACCTTAATTGACTCGTCAAGGATTAACTGTAAATCCTTATGACAAGTTATTTTTTTACTATGTGATCTTCTACCAAATTTATACATTATCTATGGTTTGTTGTTGAAAATATATTTTTTAATAATACAAAAGCGTCATTACCAAAACTAACGATACTAGCTAGAATACTACCACAGGCTAATACGAAGCATAAACCGAACTTCCAATATTTGACTTTCATATTTAGATTATCTACTTCACCATTAAGTCTGTCAATGCTACCTTGCATTTCCTCTGCTTTAGCTTGCACCCTCCTTGAATTTTCTTTTAGCCCATCACCTAAATTTTGGATAGAAGTATTTATACTGCCTACTTCCTTATTCAGATCAAGCAAAGCTTTCTGAATTTGGGCATTTTGAAAATCGTTATCTGACATTGGTAACGGTAAAATTGCGTTCATTTAAAAGTTCTAAATAT